GTCATAGCAGTTACTTGAGCTTGAGTTAAACCAAGTTCTAATAACTTATTATTTCCAGCAAGTGCGTCAGCTTCTTTTTGTGCTTTAGCTGTTGCTTGTGCTTGTTGTTCTGCTTGTGCTTGAATTGCGTCTTGTTCTTTTTGTGCAATTTCTTCAGCAGTTAAATCAACTTCTTGTGTTCCATTTGGTGTAATTATTATTTTTTTCATATTTTACTCCTTAATTTTTTAATCCATAAACAAGTATTTTTTTAATAGCAGTTATATTTCCACCGTCTGGCGTAAATGTAAAACCAGAAATAGCACCTGTAGTAGTATTATTTAAACCCCAACCATTAAGGTCATAATGGTAACCACCACCATCATAAGAGTGAGTATGATAATGCATTCTTGGATATTCTGTTCTTGCATTAGCATTTGGATCAAAAAATGTAAATTCTCCACCTGAAGCATTATCTGCATTAGTACTTTGCCAACCAATTATAATCCTGTTGTAATTAGTATTACAATTATTTCCGTCAGTAGCACCACTAAGGAAGTCAATATATTGTGCTAAATGTGTATAACTGCTAGAAGTAATTGCTGTACCACCTGAATTAAAACGAAGCCAGATTTGAGTATTAGCGTCTTTTACCAAACCATAATAATATACTTTGTATATATCGTAAGAACTAGAAAAATATCCATCAATACTAACTGTTGCTGAAGTTGAAGTAACAGAAGTATCAAGTAGTTTAACCCAATCACTAGACACAGTTGACCAACTAGGATTTGCACCAGCACCGCCAGTTTGTAATACTTGACCAGCAGTACCAGCTCCAAGTCTTTGCAGACCAGAACCATCACGATAAACTAAATCGCCTTGAGTTGTTAATGTTGTTGTTAAGTCTGTACCATTAGTACCATTTGTACCATCAGCACCTTTTGCTGACATTTGTTCAAAGTAAGTCGCATTAGTTGGAAGGTTTCCTGTAGAATTACTTATGCAAATATAAGACGAACCATTGTATTCCACAACGTCATCTATTGTATAAGCTGTTGCCCCAGAATAAGTTCCCTTCCATTTGAACTTAATTGAGCCAAGATTTACTGTAGCCATATTTTTATTTTCTCCTTATTAGATTGTAGCTATTAGTTCGCCATTACTTAACGAGAAGGTAAACCCACTCGCACTAAATAAAACATCATCAAAGTTGGCGTATTCACTTTGAGAAATATTATCCACTCCTTGATTAGTAGTAGTGACTATTAAGTCTCCATTACTATCTTTGTGAAATCCATAAACTTCTGCTGAACTTGCGTTAGCAAATTCTAATGCTGTACCACCTGAATTAACAACAAGTGCTTGTCCTGCTGAACCAAGTGCAGGTACATCATTTGCATCTGTAATTGAAAAGTTTGCTAATTGGAAAGTACCAAAAGCAACTACCATTAAAATATCGTTAAGATTTGCAGGTGAAGCTAATACAATAGAAGTACCTGAAGTTGCTGTGTAGTCTGAATTAGCTAACTTCACGCCATTCAAGTACAGGTCTAAAAACCCTGCGTCATAAGAAAGTGAATTTCCGTTACTGTCTGCACCACTAAATGTCGTTTGACCTGCGGTTGCTGTATATTCAAATCTGTTTGCTGTTCCGTTTACTGAAGAACCTGCATTAATCCAACCACCTGACGAGTACACACGCATAGTATTTGTGCCTGTGTCAAAATATAAATCTCCTACGTCTAAAGAAGTTGTTGGTGCTGTTCCTGATACTCTATATCTATTAGCAAAATCATTTACTGTATTAATATTAGAAGCAACTGTTCCAATATTATTTGAACCTAATAAATCTGTTCCAACTGCATCAACTTGGTTAATGTAAGTTGCAACTGTATCTATTTCTGAAGTAACTTCATTTAAGTCATTAGCTACTGTTTGTAATTCTGCAATTTTATCTTGAACGTCTTGAATATCAGAAGCAATATTTGAAACTGCTGTGATGTCTGTTCTAATATTATATAAATTTGTAATTTCAGTATTTAATCCTGCAACTGTTTGAACCTGATTACTGATTGTGTTTACTCCAGTAATATCTGTTCTAATATTATTTAGGTTTGTAATTTCAGTTCCTAATGCACCTAAAGTTCCGATTTGTGAACTAACAGCACCTAGTGCTGAAATATTATTAGTAGGTGAAATTTGTCCTGCAACTAAATTTATGTTTGCTGAATTTCCATCTACATTAGTGACATTCGTTCTAATATTATAGACGCCTGTAATTTCTGTATCTAATCCTGCAAGTGTAGAAATATTATTAGTTGGTGAAATCTGTCCTGCTACAGTTGAAACGTCTGCATTATTATTTGCTACAGCAGTTATGTCAGCGTTAATACCTGCTAATGTAGAAATATTATTTGTTGGAGATATTTGACCTGCAACTGTTGAAACATCTGCATTGTTAGAATTAACTCCTGAAACTGCTGAACTAATTCCTGCTACTGTGCTTACTGCACCGCTTATTCCTGCTACGGTAGTTAAATTAGCTTTGTCTGAAGTTGATAACCAAGTGTTTTCTAAATAAGTTTTATTAACTGCGTCATTGTTATTGACTGGATTAGCTACGTTAGTAATTCTTTTATTTAAAGCGTCCCACTGATCTGTCGCCACACTAAGACTAATATTGTTATCAGTAATATCAATGGCTTCTTGTGCTATATAAAAACTTTGATTCCCGTCTTGGTCAAGAGTAGCTTCTGTTAATGTAGACCCATCTTGATAATCTACTAATCGTGCATTTCTACTTGAACTTCTAGTAAATTTAATAACTACACTAGCAGAAGGTGCTGTTGTAAAAGTAATAGTTGAAGAAGTAGTAAAACTGTAGTCTGTATTTAAAGTTTTAGTTACACCATCTAAAGTAACAACAACGTGTGCTTGTTCAATGTAAGGGAAAGTAACACTGTAATTTACTGTGCTTCCGTCTCCCGTATATGTATTTATTGCGTATGACATACTTTAATATAAACTCCTTGTTCCTTGATCTGGTAATCCAGAATTATCTCTTATGTAATTTAGTAATTGGTTAATTCCATATAAGTTTTGATATGGAAGTATTCTCATTATTCTATTTAAATCTTGTTTAGAAAAGTTGTAATCTGAATTAAACATAGTTTTCAAAAACGAACCAGCTATACTAAAAGTTTTCTCACCTAAATCATAAGTAGGGTTTCCAGTAATAAGATTCATTTCTTGTCCTGATGATCTAGTATTAAATCTATATTCAGGAGCTACTTGACCTAAAACCATATCCATAAACGGAGGCATTACAGAAGACCAGCCAGCTCTTTGAAAAGAAGCTAATGCAACTTTAGTATAGTCTCCTTGATTACCAAGTTTCTTTTTAAGGTATGCTTTCTTTTCATTATCACTCATACCAATAGTATTGAAATGAGATTGTGCAATATAAGAAGCACCGCCAATTAATGATGTATACATAAACATAGAAAATGTTTGGAAATCTCCCATAGCTACGTTATGTAAAAACTGTTTACTCCAAGCAGTCATAATAAACTGTCTGAATTGAGACATTGTTTTTCCCCATTTGCTGTCAGAAAAAAATCTATTAGTGTCTCCAATCATATTGTATTGGACTGCTCGTTTAGTATATCTATTAACTGCAATACCAAACTTCTTAACTAAATTTTGATCTTTAAAATTAACAAAATCAAATTGTAAAACTCTACGTCCTAAACCTGTAACTTCTGTAACAACATTTGGACTATTAAATTCTTTTGCTAATGCAATTAAATCTTGATCTGATAATCCTAAAACTCTATATCTATTTAATCTTCCTTTAGATATTTCGTCTATAAATTTACCGCCTTTAGAAACATCTATTAAATCTTCTGCTAGTCTATGAACAAACAATCTCATAGCTATTCTTCGTTGGTTTCTATCTATATGAATAAGTCCAGAGGCGTGTCCTGTTCCTTTTTCTAAAGTGTTAGTAACAGCTTTGCCATACTTACCTCTAGCAGATGTATCTAATTGAGAAACACCTCTATCTAAAACGTCTATAGCTTGGAATTGTCTAAATATGTAATCGTCCCCATTAGATGATCCAATTACAGCTAAATCTTTATAAAATGTATCTTCAATTTTTCCAGCTTGTGCGTCAGAAAATAATTTTCTAAATGCAGGTATTTCATTTAATAAAACTCTAAATCCTTGTTGTGATGTAGCTACGCCATACTCAGGTAACTGTGCTACACCTACTTGGTTTAATACCCTAATAAAATTAAATCTTCTTAAATTAGCTAACCATTTATTTACACCGACTGTTGGGTCGCCTGATTCAGTAGATCGTCCCATAAGATTATTAAAGAAACTGTCAATTGTATCTTTTTCTTCTTGGGCAATAAATTTACCGCCAGCTATTCTTTGAGCTTTGTTTTTTAATTTTTTAAATTCTGGAATAGAATCTGGATCACGATAAGATGTGTCAATATCATTAAATAATTCGTTTTTGTATTTTAACCATTCATTTCTACTTTTGATACCTAATCTATCTGATAATGAATACCAGCCAGCCATTTCATTAGTGTATGAATGCCACAATAAATCTACATCATTTTCAAAGAGTTCATCTAAACGTACTTTTTGACCGTTAATAGTTGTTTCAAAGTTTTCGTTTAGTCTAATTCTTTGTTTAAATCTTCCCGAAGTTAAAACACTAATTTGATTTTTTAAACCATCAAATAAAGTATCTCTTTGTTCTGGTGTTAAATTAGAAAATACATCATCAATGTATTCTCTTAACATCTCAGGGTTTTTAATTCTTATAAGCTGTTCAATATCAAAACCACCCATACGACTATTGTATTTAGCCGCTTTCACTATCACCCTAGCTAATGCTCTAGCTTTAGTAATAGATATTTGTTTATTACCATCAGGTGTTTTAACTTTTGCTTTTTCAGCTTTAGCAATTGGGTTATCTAATCTATTTAATAATGGTTGTTGATTAGCAATAGCTTGGGTAATTAAATCTTCTACACCTTCTTCCCCAAGTCTTTTTTCTAATTGTTGAAAACTCTCTAAACTTATTTTTCTTGGTACATAAAATCTACCAGTGTCTTGTGCTAAATCTTCTGCACCTTCAACTCCAGCTTCTTTTAATAATTTAGCCCATAGTTGAAAACCGTCTGCATAAGCATTTGCCGCTTTAACTAAATGTGGATCTCTTAATAATGCTTGTTCTCCAGCACTTAATTTAAATTTCTTTTCTTGTCTACTAAGAGCAATAATTACTCTCTTAGTGTCGTGCATAAATTGTGTTTTAAGACCAAATTGAAAAAAACCTTTTACTGCACCGTAGCCTCTTGCTTTTAAATATCCTTTCATAGCGTCGCCTACATTAGTGTAGACTGTACTATGAGCTTGCATAACAACTTGATCTCTAGCCATTTCAACAGTTGTGTCTTGAACTGCGGCTTTACCAGTTTTTACATCTTTGTAACCAATGGGTTCTTCTAATGATTTAAAATTAAATAACCTAACTTTTTTAGATATTGATGAACCTAAAGTTCCAGATCTGTTTGCACTAAATAAACCAAATGCAAAAGGTAAGTTTCTTAATTTAGGAAAAAACAATTCAACGTTATCAATTAACGAAGTATCATTTAAATCATTAATAAGTTTTTTATTTTCTAAAGAATGTTTAGTGTTTTTAAATATAGTTTTATTAGCTTTGTCAGTAGGTTTTAATCCATTTTCAATTAAATCCTGTTTTTGAGTTGCTCTAGCAACATTCTTTAAATGTTTTGCGGTAAGGGCGGATATGCCCCCTCCAAGAGTACCACCTAAAGCTGAGGCGATAAGCACGTCATTTAAGCCCATTGTAGGGTTGTTAGCCGCTATTGGAGAATACAAAGCCCCTTCCAAAGCACCATAAGCTAAACCTTTTTTAAGAAATTCTTGTCTTCTTGTTAGACCAGTTAAAAACTGACCACCTTTCATTACTTTATTTAAAGCTCCGTATCCTAATAAATTTACAGGATCTAAAATAAAAGTACCGAATTGTAATGCTATACCTTTCCAACCTAATGAAGCTAATAGTTCTGCATTTTTTTGATGGTTAGACGCTTTCTCCGCAAGATATTTTAAATGATCACTATTTAATGCACCAACTAAACTATCTGCAAATTCATCATTTAAATTATATTGTTTAATTACAGCGTCAAATTCTTCTTTATTATTATCCCAACTAAAACCATCTTGTTGCATAAAAGTTGGAGTCGCAAATAATTCCCAAGCATTTGCAAATATAGTGTTCTCTTGAATTGTAGCTTTTAATATTTCAGGAACAGTTCTTTCTTCTTCAATAAATTTTTGTAATTCACTAGCGTTGTATGCTTGATCTAAAAACAAACCACGACTTACATCAGGTTCTTCTGACCATAAATACTTTTGTTTAGTAATATCTATTGGTGTAAATTTTCTTACATCAAGAGTTTTTTTTTCTGTCTCTAGTAAATCAGCTTCTTTATTTCTTCTTGTAGAGAATTGATCTCCAAAGTTTCTTAAATTACCTAAAACAGCGTCCCAATCTCCACTAGCCGCTTGTTTAATAAAATTCATATCTGAACCATCTTTTCTAGTAAAAGAAGTTCCGTGTTGAAATCCTACAGAAGCTAATACAGTTTGTTGTGCTTGTGATAATTCTTCAAATGGTTTTACAGGGTTATGTGAGTTGTAAGTTTTAATTATTTGATCTGTATACCAGTTATGACTTGCTTTATCGATTTCAGTAACTTGTGCGTCAGTTAGTTCAAATCCTTTAGAAGCTTCTTTAGCCTCAGCTCCAGACATACCAAAGAATTTAGATAAAGTGTCAATTGTATCTGTAGAAATACCCATTTGACTTAATGTATTGACATCTTTTTCTTTTAGATCAAACCCAGTTGCAACAGTAACACCAGAGTTTTCACTTGGTACATAAGCTTTCTTTACGCCTTTACCTTCGAGTTCTGAAATAAAATCCCAATTTATATTTGCCATAATATTTAAAATTTAAATAATTCTCCTTGTCCTAAATTTCCTGCACTAACTCCCATTGATTCTAACTCTCTTAATCTTTTTTGTTTTTTTCTAAATTCAGCGTCTTTCTTCATTCTTAAATTATTATTAATTTCTCTTTGTTTAGCTTCTTTTTCTT